ACCAGTTTTACTATCAGTTAAGGATGATATTCGCGCATTGAGAAGAATTGAAGAAAATGTAGAATTGTTGGTATATCAACATCTGTTTCCTCTGTTTCATTATCAGGTTGGTACAGATAATGAGCCAGCCAAGGTTTATTCTGACGGTACAGATGAGGTACAAGAAGTCCAATTAAAAGTATCTCAAATGCCATCTGATGGCTGTTGGATTACTCCTGAACGCCATAAAATTACTGCTGTTGGCTCACAAGGTTCAGTAGTCGCTGTTGATAAAGTAATAGAGCATTTTAAGCAGCGAATATTTACAGGTCTAGGTAATAGCTCTGTGGATATGGGTGAAGGCGGCTCGGCTTCGAGGTCAACCGCCCAAACAATGTCTAGAAATCTTATAGATGATACAAAAGCAGACCAGAAAGAGTTTTCTACACAATTTGAAGCTTTTGTTATCCGCGAACTAATCCTTGAAAGCACATTCCCAAATGCCTCTATCTTTGATGAAGAGAATGAAGTATATCTACGTTTTAATGAAATAGACTTTGAGTTTCGTCAGGCAAAAGAGAATCATCTTGTGGATGTTTTCTTAAAGAACGGTATCACTCACGATGAAATGCGTACTGGTATGGGTCACGAACCATTTGTGGGTGACGGGTGGCCAACTGCTACTACCAAACCAAAAATGTTTGTTAAGGGTGATGGAGACTTTGCTAATACAAGTTATGGCTTATTCGATAGAGATAAAATTATTCTTCAATCTTTAGATGAACCTGGAACCGATGCCTCTAAAGCAGAAGTTAAATCCAGATCATCAGCTAACAAAAGCAAATCTGCTGGTGGTGGCTCTGTCTCTAATAAAAATAAACCTGCCAATCAACATGGCTCTAGACCAGCTGCAAAAGTTAACAAGGATTCTTTTGGAATGAGAAATACCATTCCATCGTTAAATGTTATATACATACAGAACCCTCCTGTTAAATCAATGTATGACGACTTATCGAATGATCTAGATACTTATATTCGTGCTCGTGGGACAGTCATGCCAGAGCTAAAGCTCTTAATTGATTCAGCTTTTAGTGCATCTAAGGACAAACTAGTCTCTCTTGGACAAAAGGCATATAGGTTAGGCTTACAGGATGCTGGCGCACAGCCATGGGAAGTTCGTTCTGATGTAGCAGATAATAAGATTAATGATCACATTTCATATTATGTAGACAAATTAAGAAAAGATGTTATTGCTCAATTAGATCGTCATATTATAAAATCTAAAAATTTTAATGATATAAATGCTGTGCTAGCTGGTTTAGTTTTAGATGCCTTGAATTACAGGTCTGTTTCTATAGATAACAGTGAAATAATGAGGGCTTACAACTATGGGAAGGCTAGTGGGTATCGCATTCGAGGGTTCCAAGAAATCGTATCTTCCCGGCATAGTTCCGAAAATTGTGATATGTGTGATCAAGTTTTGATATATAATGATACTGATGTTATAATTTTTGAAGAGTTGCCGCCTTTACATCCACATTGCACATGCACTATGGAGCGTAAGGCATAAGGAGTGTTAAAAAATATGACACTAAAATTTGATTTTACTGATTATTTAAAGCTGACAAAGCCTAATGATAATCAAATTAAAGAGTGGAAAGACTATATGGGCGGCAATACATATGCTACCGGTCATGGTCTGCGTATCGTTATGGAGGCCACACATTCTGGTCTATTAAATGAAAACAAACGTTTTTATATCCCTTCTCGTATGGCAGAAGGAGTTTCTACTTTCCGTACCGGCGAAAAACCCACAAAACTTTTAAAGCATCACAACCCAGAAGCAGATCCAGTTGGTGTTATTCGTGGAGCCCGATTTGTACCAACAGTACCAGATGAGCTACACAACAACCCGGACGTTATTAACCTTATGTCCAGTAGTGCTCCTATTAAAGACCAAGTTAAGTCTATTCGTAACTTGTGGCGCAAAGGTGTCTTTCAACAAGATGACTGGAAGGGTCTAGGTCACATAGAGCTTGTCGGTGATGTGTTTGACAAAGAGACTATCGAACAAATACGAGATGGTAGATTCGATGCAGTATCTACTAACTTCAGATCTCCAGGTGCCGCACACTGTCTCATTTGTGGGCAGAATTGGGCTGCAGATGGTTTTTGTGACCATGAATGGGGAGAAGCATACGAGGATGACAGTGAAGATGGATTTAAGTTTCCAGCTCTAGCCATTCCAGGAAGACATAAATATTTGGAAACTAGTTTTGTTTCCATGGAAGGCGACAAGTTAGCTTCTGTCCGAATTATGGACGAGGTAAATTCCGATAACAACAAAACAATCTTTCTGCCTGATAGTTGGCGGGAAGATAAAACAACTAACTCTACTGAAACCACTTTCGAGTTTAAAGATTTCAAGGAGGACGATATGGGCAAAACTGCTGAGAAAGAAACAATTACTCTTTCAGATGCCGAGAAGAATGTCTTTGCTATCGTCAAGGAGCTTAGGGATGATGCTGATGATAAGGTCATTACTGAATATGCAAAGAAGATCTCTGCATTATATAATGATGACAATGTTCTTCCAGATCAACTAGAAGCTGAGCTTGATGAAAAGACTGCAGTCCAATATGCTCTTGAAGATCTCGAGACAGCCGATGAAAAAGTAGACGCAGATGCAGTATATGCAGAAATGGAAAAAGAGCTTGACGAGCTTGAATTAAGTGATAAGAAACTTAGTTCGCAGGCCAGAACAGGTTTACCCAAGTCTGTATTCTGTGGGCCGGATCGTTCGTTCCCAGTTCCAGATTGTGCTCATGTTACTGCTGCTAAGCGTTTAGTCGGTCGCTATAAGGGTCCAGGCAACAAGACTAATATTCTTGCCTGTGTATCTCAGAAAGCGAAGTCTCTAGGTTGCGATGGCAGCGATGGCAAAACTTCCGATGGCAAAGAAAATCCACCAAAGGTAGAACTTCTTCCATGTGCTGAGGATAGCCTCAAGACAATGAAAGATGATGAGCTTAGGCACATCCATCTAGCCGCAGAGCTAGAACTAGTTGACCGTGGTCAGAAAATGGCATTCGAATGTAAAGAGTGTCAGCTCCACGAAGCAAAAGTTCAAAAAGCTGCTGATAAGATGGCTGAAGCACAGAAAGAAACCGAGAAACTTAAGGATACTTTAGTTATTCTTCGTGAAGAACTACAACGTTCTTATGCTGACTATGCCTCACAAGTAGACTCATATGTTGAACTTGGAGCCTCCTTGCGTGCAGAAAAAGTTGATAAACTTGCATTAATTGGGGTTTTAAATAAGAAATATGATAGTCTAGATACAGCTAAAGAGGAAATGAAAGACAAATCTCTTGATAAACTGGAACTAGCCATTACTGATGGCTTTGACCTAGATACAGTGACAACTAAGCTAAATGACGGTATGACACAAGATCCAAGCGGCGAAACCGTTGAAGATCCGACTGTTAATACAGATAATGATGGTGGAGGCATTCCTTCTGGACTGTCCACTCCTGCTCTGACGGCCATCGATAGCATTAAGCTATTAATTCAAGATGGTAAAATTTCCGATGCAAAGCATATTTATGCTACAATGATAAATTGCAAGTTGTTCCCGAACGACTTAATGTTTGATAGCCTTTCAGTGGATGAAGATACCACTGAGTAATTAATTAGGAGGTAACCAATTATGACAATTCCACGTGGATATGTTCCAAATCACAAAGTATGGGACAGAATGGGCCGAGTTACTCCAAATGTAGAGTACTCCCATTCCGAGAGACCACATTTTGAGTCATTTGCCGCACCATGGCTACCCACTCAGCGGTACGACCAAGAATTAGAATTTTATATTGTAGTTTCCGCTGGTAAGGTAGTTGGAGAAGATCGTAACGGACATCTAGTCCCCGCTGGGCTTCGTAAAGCCTGGAATGTGGCTGGTGGATCTACGATTCTCACTTATGTTCAGGCCGATGTTGATCAAAATGTAATCGATTTGACTACAGGTATAGCAGTAGCAGCCGCAACTACTTATACCCAGACCCAAGTTACTCAAGCACTAAAAGAACGCGGAATGATTAAAGCCACTGAATTGGCTATGGATTTCATTTCCAAGCCCATTGGCGTAGCATCTTACAACTATTGGAAAGCTGCTGGCCCAGATCATTACAATCCAGCTGAATTATATCAGCACAACTTCCGCCCACAAGCTCTGGCAGCTGTTACGTGTGACTATTGTATTACGGTACCTGTAGTCCCGAATGTAGCAACTACTGAGACAATGGCCAATGACCGCACTGGTGGAGCCGATGGTCTTCTAGAAGACTATGTTGACGGTACCCAAACCAGAGCTGCTGGTTGGTTTAATTCGACTCAAATTCATGAACTCGTTAAGTATGCCACTGCTGTTGCCGCTGGCGCAGATGTGGTATGTTATATGTTCCTGAATTACCCACTATCAGATGATACTGCTGAGACCACAATGGCTGCTTCTGTAGCTGGTCTGCTCGCCAAGAAATCTGCCGTAACCGCAATTAGCGCTGCAGGAGATTATTTTGTAGACAAAGACCTCGGTCTTCTGTTTGTCTTTGAGTCTGGCGGAAATGCAATTCCAACTCCATGGACAACTGCTGCTACCATTACTTATTACCATTATGGCTCTGCTGTAGCATCTGCCGGTAATACTTTTATGTGTGCAACTGGCGACCTGGAATATGGAGACCTATTAACATATGACGCTAGTAGCAATCTAATCAAGGCAGAACTTGATATTGGTACTGCAGAAGGTTACGACGCTGCGTTTGCTGTATTCGCTGCAGATCCAGATTACGGTGCTGGTACGGACGCTGCTATTTCTACACAGTTAGAGCAAGCAGTTCAAAATCATCAAAACGGTATCGTAGGACAAGTTATCGGTGTCAATGAGTATCCACGTGACTATCTGGAACGTGTACATACTGCTTATTCGGGGTATACTGCTGCCAATATGAGAACTCCTGGTTCTGCCACTGGTGGTCGTAGTGATCAACTAACATATACCGGTTCAGCAGAAAGAATGCTAATCGTTAACCTTATTATGCGATAATCGAGGAGGAATAATAAAATGATTAATCAGTTTGATCCCGCAAAAACTTTTGGCGATAGCTATGAGTTATATCGGGACACGTGGATGAACCATGGATGGAATGTACCTTTACAGCAAAGTCTTGAGTTCAAGGACCTAATAGCCACCCCACAGGCAGCTATATGGATGCCAAAAGTTATTGAGGAGATTGCTCGTGAACCAATTGAGCCTATGCTTATCGTTCCGTCTCTCCTTGATAGAGTTCAATATACTCCCGCCGCACGTTTTACTTTCCCAGCTCTTGGCGCTATGGTTGCGTTCGATCTTGCAGAAGGTCAGACCTATCCAGAGCAAGGCCTAAACGTTTCACCCGGTAGTGTAACGATGAATGTTGGTAAAACAGGTATCATGTTTAAAATTACTGAAGAAATGAAAAAGTATTCTCAGTATGATCTTATTAACATGCATATCCGTGCTGGCCGACGTGGTCTTGATCGTCATAAAGAGAAAAAGGGTATGGATTTCATCTCTGGTATGGGCGTAACTTTATTTGATAACGTAACCCCAACTGAATCTGTATATGGAACATGTACTGGTCGGGCTATTACAGGTGCTGGTAACGGTTCCTGTCGTATGGAAGACCTTCTGAAATCCTACAGTCATATTATGATGCAGGGTTATGCTCCAGATACTATTCTGCTTCACCCACTGGCATGGTCCATGTGGATGATAGATCCCTTCCTGCAAACAATTGCCAAGAATACTGGCAATGGACAATGGTTCCAAAACCATAATATGGCAAAGCAAGGACGTCCTTGGGATTCAGCCAATCAAAGTGGTATGGGCAGACAAGGTGGAACCGGTCAATTTACTCCTTCGGGTAATGCAGCCAGTGAAACACCTAGTAATGCTTCAAATGCTAATGAGATTGACCAAAATCTTAATAGTCCTGCAATCGTTCCTAGTTACTTTCCTTATCCTCTGCGTGTTCTGGTGTCTCCATTTGTTGATTATGATGCAGACAACAACACCTGTGACATTATGATATTTGATTCTTCAAATCTTGGTGCTCTAATTGTAGACGAAGATGTTTCGATTGATCAGATGGAAGACTGGCACACAGACATCATGAAGGTAAAGCTAAAAGAACGATATGGATTTGCAGTATACGAGGATGGTCTAGCTGTTGGTGTTATGCGTAACATCCCAATCAAGGCCAACGAGATTGCACTTCCAGTTACTGCTACTATTTCTGCTGCTGGTTCTCTAAGTGAGTTGGATGTGACGACAGCTATTAGCGGTCTGTAATCGTCTCTCATTGTAATGTAGCTTTCGAAAGGGGAGGAGGAAGAGTTCCTCTTCCCCTTTTGTTTTATTAGTAATAATCAAACAAGGAGTTTGAGAATGAGACTCGTTAAATTGAAGCTGAGAGGTTCTTGCCCATTTTGGTTTATGCCTCCTATCCGGCTTCATGACAAGCATACTGTTAGCCCAGTAGTAGATATCGATTTGCTAACTGAATTACAAAAAAACATCATAAACAGATCCATTCAACATCACGAGATTTGTCTTTTAGATGCGGACAACAAACAATTAAAAGGTAGTCTAAAAGATGTAAACATGATTAATGGTAACTTTGTAAGTACAGAAGACATAGAGGAAGAACCTGAAACTCTACCAGATATGGTTTCTGTTACAGTTGGTGGAGAGACAGAAGAGACAGAAGTTGAAGAAGACGGGGCTATCAAAGAAGAGTTTTTTGACGAAGCGCGTATCTTACTGAAACGAAACGGGAATACAATAAAGAAATCTTTATTGGCCTTAAATAATACAGATGATAATCTTATGCTATTACATGCTTGTTACGAAGAAGAAGAAAAAGGTAAAAATAGAAATGGTGTATTGACTACAATTCAATCTAAAATTTCGGAGTATTAAGATGAGTAAAGATGTAGAACATATGAGTGTCGAAGAACTTCAAGAAAAGATGAATAGGCCTCCAACTCCTGAAGAAGCAGTTAAAATCAAAGATAACATTCAGATATTTGAAAATATTTGCAAAACAATATCCATTAAAGATGGATTCGCTTTTATTAAAAACTTGAGAAAAGAAGCTAGGCGACAAAAGGCTATGAGATCAGCACGTGATTTTGAAGACCAAGTTAAGGCTATTCAATACGTGTCAGAAGCTCCGTCTCAAGTAATGGAAATACAATTGGCAGACAGCTTTGAAATTTACGAGGAAGAGTAAACATGGCCACAACTCCTCAAATTATCGACGTATATCCCTCTAATTTAGCCAGAGGCATTCCTGTAGGAGATCAGTTAAGAGTAATCTTTGATCAAGAGATGGATGAAGATACCATCAACACAGGAACCTTTGTTCTTATTGGACCGGATGAAGCACCGGTATTTGGACCAATTGATGTTACACCATTTGACGAACCTGGTTTCGATGATGAAGATATATTGTCGTCTCCATATTTTAAGGGTTATGTTAAAGGTACAATTAGTTTTTCTCGTCAAGATGCCTCTGGCGGACTCGTAGAGGATGACGTAGAAGACCTCACTGGCTTAGGTAGTCTGTGGCGAACAGTCGCAATCTTTACACCAGACAAACCACTTAAGCCCAATGTAGAATATAGCGTTATTGTAATGGGTGACGACGCACCCAATGATGCTTTAGATACTGGTATCCGCACTAGAACAGTATTTGATACAGCTTTTACAGGTTCTGGAACTGGCAGGCTAACCTTTCAAGGTGGCTATACTGGTTCTAGCAATCGTACTTATATTATTGAAATTACAGCCGGCGGACAAACTGGCGATGCAGAATACATATGGTGGAAGACTGACGATGCACTTACTACGTATGGTGGCATAACTTCTACTGGTACTCGAGAATTAGAAGATGGCGTCTATATTACTTGTAACCCTGATGGTAATTTTACTATTGGTGATCAGTTCCAAGTAGTTGTAATTCCAGCATTAGTTCTGCCAAATAACTACAGATGGACCTTTACTACTGGGAGTGGTGCTATAGCTACCCCTCCTTCTACTACCCCTACTTCTGGCATTACTAGTGTTGCTGGCAATGTACTTGGTGCCGGTGCGGTATCTGCATTTTCTGTAACTGATATTAATCCAGAAGATGGAGAGTATGGAGTTGCTATTAGTACTGATCCATATGCAGGCGAAGATATAGTAGTGACTTTCTCCGACAATATTGATGTTGCTACTTTAGCTGGCACTGCCATAGACGCACAGGGACTAGCTGTTAATGGTGACGATGTTATGTTTACTGAAACTGGCGAATTGGATTTCACAGCTTCAGTATCTAGCAACATACTCACAATTTCTTTAGATCCTGGACAATTATACGAAAACAACATTGTGGCACTTACATTAGCTAAAACTGTGGCAGATACAGATGGTAATACCTTAGGTTCTAAATATGAGTCTTATTTTTCTACTCCGTATTCTGTGTTGTATTCTGATGAAAGACGAATTAGACTTGATCTCGGACCATTACTAACCAATGTACCACAAGAAACAATCATGTTTGCTATACTCGAGGCCAGCCTACAGACTACAGCAAATACATTTAATAACGATATTACTAATGTTGTGTACTTTAGAAATGCTAGACGGCAGTATACCACATGCTTAGCTGAGATGATACTGGTTAGGGCAATGTTGGGTGACATTAGTATTGGAGATAAGCTCTCTAAGCGTCTTGGGGAACTTAGTATTTCAAGAGCTGGAGGCGCAGATCAACTTCGTGACTTATTAAGAATGCTTGAAGACTGTGCTTTTGGCTGGGAAACATCAGTGCAAACTGGTGGAGATGTTACTAGAGGTACTAGTTTAAGGCCACAGGTAACTGTCAAAGGTGAATTTGCAGATGACGCTATAGTTGTTAGCCGTCAATGGGAGCCTACATCATGGGAACCTGTTTCTGGGCTAGGCACTGCTAGTAATCGTAGTGGCGGCAACTTTCAAAGATACCATTCTGGTCGTAGAGACCTGAAGACTTTTAGGCGCAGATAATGGCTGGGAATATAAGAAACCCTTATAGAACGTCCAATAGTGGCATTGAATTAGATCTGCGTTCAGAAATGGAAGATCTATTATATGGTTCAAGTGGAGAAATAGCAAAAGGCAAGAAGGGTTTATTGCGAAGAATGAGAGCAGATAGCAGTGGTGATCTTCTGAGGTGTCCTTGTCGTGATACGGCAACTGATGAACCTGATCAAGATTTCTTCTGTAGATACTGTCATGGACATGGTTATTTTTGGGATGAGTACGAAATAGTATATTATAAGAATGATGATTCTTTTAGAAAAGTAGAAGGTAGAGTACAAGAATACGAAAGTGATATGTTTTTTTTAGAGTATTCTCTAGACGTGTCACCTAGTGATTTTATTATAGAAATCGTACTTGATAACGACGGAACACCGGTTCAGCCAGTACAGCGTTTGAAGGTATATGATATTATAAGTGCTGATCAGTTTAGAGCTGATTATGGAAGAGTAGAGTTCTTACAGATAAGAGCTAAACTACAACGCAAGTGGAGTGTCTGGTATGAAGTCACGAATCGACAATATAACTAATATCCCAGATATTGGTCGAACTAGTCGCAGATCTGAAGCTGATATTAATACTATGGTTGACACCTATATTAATAACATCGGTACTTCTTCAACTACTCCATCTGCTGGATTCCAAACTATTTTGGAGTTCTTTGAGTTAGTACAAGATGTAATTACAGTTAGGCAGGACTCAGATGATGTTCCTGCCGACAAAAGACTGTTGGTTCTGTCTCATGATCCTCCTGAGGAAATTGACACAGAGGCAATTACATTCTTTTTACAAAGTCGTACACCTGGTCAGTGGAGCAGAGGTTCGATAGGTAATGCGCGAGTTAAAGAAGTCACTTCTCATGTAAGAAGCATACAACAACATCCAGAGCATCTAGGCGAAAAGCTAGTTACTATGGGTCGTGTATATGATAACCATGTAGCGTTTAATATATACGCTAGAAATGATCATACAGCACTCAAACGAGTGTTGTGGTTAGAAAATGTAATGGACAGTTTTCGTTGGTATTTTCGCGTCCATGGAATAAGTATTGTTATCGAAGAAGGAGTCGGAGATAAGGAACAAGTAAAAATTGGCGAAATACTATTAACTAAATATCCTATGTCCTATTTTGTTAGGACTGAAGATACATATCAATTTGGCTCTCAAGAATTAAAAACTATAGAGCTGAATGTTAATGTATCTACTAATTAGAGGAGGGTAATCATGACTGATACAAACGTTCAGTATGAGAATCTCGCTGGAGTCATTGTTTATAAACAAGATGGTAATCTTGCTCCTGAAGCCATCGCACCCGGTCCTCGGCTTCTGGTAATAGGAACTGCCGGCAAGGGTCTAGGAAGTAACCCCTACTACGTGTCTTCAACGGCAACAGCAAAATCCGAATTTGGCACTAGTGGTACCTTAATGCGTGGACTCTGGGAATCCAGAGCCATGGGCGCAGACGCTATAGCACTATATCGTATTGGTGCTAGGTCCGCTACAGTCACTGGTATTGGTGATGGTACTGGCGCTAACGGTTACACTGTTAGTACCTATCAAGAAGATGCCGACGCTGGTGGAAACTATTCTCTGTACTATGACACTTCAGAAGACAGACTCGTTGTAAAGCGTAACTCAGATGACCTAATCGTTTTCGATAATGATGTAACAGATCCTATCGACAGGAATGAAGTTATTGTAAGTGGTTTTAGAGCAAATCAATCTAATCCTGATATTGGTTCTCCAAGTAGCTATGTCGATCTAGAAGATATTGATCCTAGTACATATGCAGGTACCGCATTTACAGCAGGTACTGATGGTCTCGATCTATCCAGAATGGAAATGTATGAGGCTCTTTATGTTGCTTATGAAAACCTTAAAACAGTAGATTTTGATGTTGTTATACCAATGGATGTCTATCTTGACGATTACAATATTGTCCCACAGGGTCATTATATTGGAGCCGTAACCCCCGAGGCATTAGTTGCCAATACATATCCTACTGCTGGGCGTTTTCGTCCAGGTACCGATGTGGATTCTCTGGGTCGTGTATTCGTAGAAGAATATGAAGGATCATACTACTTTTGGTGGTGGTTTAGTTCTGTTGGTGTCGCATTCTCAGCAGCTCATATTTTCCCAGCAAGTGGTCCTGGTTCTGCTTCTGCCACCCTCAAGATTGATGGCACTGCATTAGCTGCTAGTGACTTTCATGAAGTAAACTTCGCCTATCAATTAGGTCGGTTCCTATATGAATATGGCACTAACATTGTTGACGCTTCTGGCGTTATTGGTGTTCTTCCTCCTTCGTCTAACAGTCTAACTGATAAGGCTAGATGGATAGGCAGTGAACCTACATGGACTTTAGATCCTGCTAGTGGCTTAAATTACATTGCTAGTGCTGGCGACAACGGTACTGGTCTACTTGGTAATAAGTTCATGGGCGGACGATATGATCACAGATCTGGTCTCGCTGGTGGCGGCTTAATCGCCACAGACACTAAGTTCATGGATGGCACTGAAATTGAAGACGATAATGAAATTGCAGTAGATCTAGGTAAATACCTATCAGTTACACCTGACTATCCACTGTTACGAAATCAATACAGTAGCACTGCATATCCTGCTTCTTTTGCTGCATCTTATGGTGGATTCTATATTAATAGATCACCAGCTAGTGCACCAACTAACAAGCAAGTTAGTAATGCTTCTATTCTGTTTAAGATTGGTCTACAAGGACTAGATGACATGGCTGGTTCGGGTTATGTTATGTTGCGCCAAAAGACTGGTGGATTATTTATTGCTGATTCTCCAACTGCTGCACTTGCTACTAGTGACTGGACACGTCTATCCACTGTACGTATTGTTAAGGCTATTATTGATGGTGTTAGAGCTGCTGTTGACCCATTCCTTGGCGAAGGCATGTCTGATGCAACTCGAGCTAACATGAAACAGCAAATTGAAAATGTACTGATGGCTGCTAAGAAAGCACTGTTCTTACAGGACTTCCGTCCATTTGAGGTTATTCAAACTCCACAAATGGAAGTACAAGGCCAAGCTACAATCAATCTAACCCTGGTCCCTGCTTACGAGCTGCGACAGGTAACGTTCTCGGTTTCGCTTTCGAGATCGGCATAATTAGGGAGGTCGGAAACTGTTATGACACAACAGTCTGAATTCACCAGGGGATATAATAGCTTTTCAGGTATCGATATAAAAGCGACTTTTGGCACGAAAGTCATCGGTACTTTGCAAGGTATTAGCTATTCTATCTCAAGAGAAAAAGCACCAATTTACACAATGGGTAGTGCTGACCCTCGAGCTTTTGCTCGTGGCAAACGTGGTATTGCTGGATCATTAGTGTTCATTCAGTTTGACCAAGATCCTCTTATGTGGGAACTTGCTAATCCTGATGACGACACACGAAGACTATATTTCTTGTCTGATATCGATGATCTTAGACCAGAATACAGTGCTAACCAAGAGGTCGGCGTATCTGGAACTACAGTAGGAGCAGTAGATGCTGCTTCCACCAATGCTCCTGGCACAGCAATAGGCGGACAAGAAAGTGACATCACCACTGCTGGTAGCGATCAAGTTAAAGCTATTCCATGGTATGCGGATCAAATCCCTCCATTTGATATTGTATTGGCTGCTGCCAATGAATACGGAGCACTTGCCATTATGAAGGTACTCGGAGTAGAACTAATGAACTCTGGTTACGGTGTATCTGTGGATGATATCGTTTCGGAACACAGCTTTACATATATTGCACATGGTATGCTTCCTTGGACTGCCCAGGCTCCTATCGATTTGGGTAACGGGTAATCCACTAGATAGCAACTCTTTCCTATAACTCTCTTTAGAGAGGTCCAACATGTCTGAATTAGGTACTAAAGCCGGGCCAATTATTCCTTCAAAGAATGATCTTGTTGCCGGGCCATCTCCAACTACCAAACGCAATGCACAAGTCTCTAATTATGCTAAGTTCTATGGAACATATAGCGGTGCCGATATTAAGGTTGTTGTGCATTATCCTCATGATCCTGTAATTGAGAAAGCATTACAGGTAGTTAAGTCAAGAACAGAACTTGAACTTGTAGAAGAAGAAGCATATTTTTGGGCCAATCGAGGAGACTTTAACACCGCAGCTCTTGCTCATCAGACTAAGCTAATCCAGGCTATTCGTGGTGAAATAGAAGACTTAGACTCCCAAATTGCTAAAGCGAAAAACGTCCCTACCTCTAAAACTCTAGGTGAGCTTCAAACTATTTCAGTTGGCTCATATAGAGATAAGAGCCCCGTTAGACCTTTGGGGTCAGTGTACCCTAAAGGTTATGTCCGTGGTCCTAGAACAATTTCAGGCACTATGGTCTTTACTATATTTCACGAGCATGTACTACACGAACTCATGCAGCTAAACCTTAGACAGTACAGTACGGGCAGTAGTGACTATGACAGACACTTATATACAACAATGTTAATAGACCAATTGCCACCTCTAGATATTAGTTTTATATTTGCTAATGAGTATGGTGCGATTTCACATATGGCACTATATGGTGTAGAATTCTTTCAGGAGGGTATGACTTTTTCTATAGAAGACATTTACTCTGAAAGCACAATTCAATATGTGGCCAGAGACTTTGACCCAATGAGAATTGTTGACAGAAGAGAGATTGATGGTCAAGGTGTATCAAAGACGTGGACTAATACTGCATCTGATATGTTAAGAGAAAAACAGATTGTTGCCCACAGAATCAGAAGGGATCCTTTTATTTAAATGACTATTAGGAACCATAGAGGAGACCTGATTACTTCAGAACTAGCTGGAGTTACACGTTATGAATATGATTGGTTTACTGGCTCTCAGATAACTGTTATGATCGGCGATGTTTTAGTAGACAATGTTGTTGCTATAAACTTTGATTCACAACAAAGCAAAACACCTGTTTACGGATACGCAAATAAGTATTATACTTTTGTTGCAGATGGTAAAGTATCCGTTTATGGAAGCTTAACTATTGCTTTCAAAGAAGCTGGGTATTTGTTGTGGCCGATGAAACGTTTTATAGATCAAAAGGCTGCGGGACAATGGACAACACCACGATATGGCAGAGATAGTGAAGGTCGGCTTACAAAAGGTTATGATGTCGGTAGTTCAAATGGTACCTTTACTACAGCCGCTGCCGAAGCAGAGAAGAAACGTGTAATGAGAAATAACGTAGAGCAAACAATGGAATACAGTGCCACTCAACAATTAAACCGTGCCGGACACTTTTGGCAAGAGCTTGGTGCCTTACCAGATGATAAGTTTGAAGACTATGCTGAAACTTTTGAAGATGCTATTTGGTATGGAAGCGACACCGCTAATGCTCTAATGCGAGATAAATTATTTTCTGGCAATCTACCAGATCGATTAATTATAGATGATGAGACTATTCTTTCTCATCGCCGGGCCGATCAATACCCACCTATTGACATATGGATTGTTTATGGAGACATGAATAGACCATCTGCTAATCATACAGTAAAGAAATTACTGGATGTTTCTTTTACGGGTCAATCCCAAGTAATCGAAGTATCTGGTGAGCCTACGTATGAAACTTATAGCTTTATGGCTAGAAACATAGTATAACCCCACCAAGGAGAAAATTAATGAGTACGAAACGTCGAGTCGTGGCTAGTCCCGCAGAGGCTCGTAGATCTCAAGTTGGAGATCAATTATTAGACCAAGGCCGTAAAGACTTTGAAAGTGTATACGGCGAGAAAACACCTGGTTCCTTTAGTATGAAAAATGATATTAAAGCTATGGAGGAAGTGAATATGATGGCACGTAACAAATCAACCCAACCAAAGGCAGCACCTCAGCAAGCTAATGTTCCTGAGATGCCAGTACAACAGCAACCACCAATACAAGCTCCTGTAGAACAGCCCCCTGTACTAGATCAAGAAGAAGAGACACCAGATCAATGGTCTGACGATCCACAAGAACGTATTGCGCAAGTGGCAAATGTACTACGTAAGTTAAACCCCAATGCTCCTACTGTTGAACTATTACAGAGCTGGAAGCAAATGCATGGTGATATTTTTCTGCTTAATATTGAAGATAAGATTTTTATCTATCGTTTCTTAAAGCGTCAAGAATGGATCCAAATCAATGCGAATCCACAGATAGAAGAGATGACAGAGCATATGATGGAAGACTTGATTTTTGATAAATGTGTTCTTTGGCCACAGTACGATATGATTGCCAAGGCATCTATGCCTGCCGGTGCCATGTCTATGGTATATCAGCAAGTTCGCATTAGAAGTCTATTCCTGGATCCAGCATATGTAGCTCAGTTAACTTTTAAAATATAGGATAAGTATATGAGTGGACTCGATAGAGCCCTCGAGGCCATCAGTAAAACATCTGATGATTTATTTGCTTTTGAAATTGATGATATCGAAATTGTATTTCGCCTGCCTTCTATAAAGACCGCCAAACAATATTCTGTTTTACTCCACTTATGTGAAAATATATGCGATAGATCTACAATATACGAGTCTATCTTTCGGCATGTAATATGTGATGATTGGTTGAGGGATAAGTCTGCTGACTTACCTGCAGGTATACCTGAGACTGTTGCTAAGATGGTTCTTAGGTTATCCGGTTTAGATAATGAGTATCGCGCCTATACAGAAGAATTATTAAGAACTGGTCGTAAGAATGCTAATTCGAACATACTATATATAAAACGAGTTATCTGCAGTGCTTTTCTTGGGTATACATTTGAATCATTAGATAGCTTAAATTATCAAAGTTTAATTGAGATATTCGTACAGGCCGAGAAACTACTGATAGATAAAGGTATAATAGAACAAGAGCATGATTTCAGTGAACCAAAGGCTAGTAAGAAAGCACCATTCCAAGTCGAGGAATTAATTAAGAAGGATCAGGCGTCATATAATGATTACGCCTCTACTGAAAGAGAAGATCCTCGTAAGCTAGCATATATGCAAAAGCTTAGAGAAGGTGCCATGAAACGTGCTCAAGAAGAAGAAAAGAAATATAAGAAGAATCTTCTGCAACAAAAGTAGGTGGGATACTTGGTAGGACCATTCGTTACAGCAACAGGGCCTCAACCTAAACAACCTGGAGAATCACGCTCTGGATTATTTAAGTTAGGTCTAGCTGGTTCTGCTTTTGCTGCTAGTGGTTTTATTGGTACTAAGCGAGGAAGGCTATGGGACCATTACCTTCCTGGTATCCGTGCAGCAGAGACTGCATTTCCAGCTGCTATCTTAAGAACATTTAGAGTCTCTGAATTCCTTTCACCTTTCGAATCCTGGAATACGGTAGGACTGTCATCTGCAAACATGCAGACTGGTGGTAAGTATGCCGAATTCTTAAAGAATACATTTGGAGCTGGTATACAAGACATAAGTATGGCTCGAACTGGAGCCATGTTTGGTGACGTTGTAGCAGATGGCCGTACCGTTGGTATGGGTCTGCAAATGAAAGCTGGTACCCAAAGGGGTGCCACCATAGCTGATTACTATGCTCGTATTAGCGGAACCTCTTTAACCACCAAAGAATCATTAAATGAAGCTCTCTTAAAAAGTGAATACTTTGCTGCTCGTCCAGGTATCCCATATGGTGAATGGGTCGAGGCTATGGAGCCTAGTGACCGTACTCGTAGGCTAATACTCGGTTCTAAGTTTAGAGATAAGATAAGAATAGCTGGTAGAGACTTTGAGCTAAGTCAGAGCATGCAACGCAAGGTTGCTAAAGTCGAGACTATTGGCAAATTAATGAGAGCTAAATCTGCCTCAACAGCAGGTAGACTAAATACTTTACTATCTAAACCACTAGAATTTCTTCCACAGAAGATACAGGACTTTCCTCTAGTCCAATCTATGGCCATCAAGCCAGGGTCTACCACCCAAATGATGGGTCGATTTACAAAGAAAGCCATTGTTGCTGGAGCGGCCTGGAAGGGCCTTGAGTACTATGATTACCTGAGGTCACAAGGGAGCCCGTGGGCTGCAGCTCTCGGAGTCTCTGGTGGCGCACTGGCTGGCGCTACACTATTTAAAGGCATAGGACAAAGGTTCTCTCCGTTAGGCTTAGCTGCTGGTACTGCAGCTGGCTTGTATGCTTCTCTGGCTCCAAGATTTGACAAGGGATTGTTTCATGGTGCGGCTTCTGTATTTACAGATGCGAATGTTGCTCGAGCACATTTGTCTAGATCAGTTGGTTTAACAGAATCGCTGCAACGCCAAGAAGAGGTTACTCCTGGGTTAGTATCTACGAAGACAGCAATTGGATTTGCTGGTGTAGGGGCTATAAGTGCTGGACTACTGTCTTATGGAGGTTTACTAAATGCTGCTGCTCGAGAACGCTGGGCCAACAAAGAAGGCATAACAGCAGACATTATTGAAAAGCTTAGAGAATCTCGTGCAGATAAGATGGCTAGTAAGCTATGGGATTCAAGATTAGGTAAGGGAATTGGAAAGTTACCATTAGGTAAATATATTAGTAAGATCAAGAATCCTATGATGTTAGGTGCCATAGGTGGTCTAGCTGCTTATAGTGCACTATCAACTAGCTTAAGCCTTCTGTCTGGTAATTTTGGTGCTGCACTTCCAGGTGCAAGCATATTAGGTGCGACTGAAACACCTGAGGAACTCCAAGCAATTTATTCTGGTGAGAAAGACGTTGCTGTTCGAAAGGGTCGTTGGTGGGAATTCGGGAGATGTTTAATAAAATCAACTACTTGCAAGACTTTAGACTTAGGAGATCTCGAAGCAGAGGAAGTAGAAATTGGTGATATGCTTATAGGTAGAGATCATGAGCCAGTAGAAGTTATTGCTGTATATAAAAGAAAATATAATGGTGAATATTTAGAATTTTCATCTGCTTTTGACAGAGATATAAAAACAGAGGTTACTCCAAATCATATAATTCCTGTTTTAGATAAATCCACAAACACTATATATGAAACAGAAGCATCTAATATAAAATTAAATTCATATGTTGAAACTCCTATAGAAAAACTAGATAGCGATAGATCATTTATTAATGTGCTGGATATTATTAATGAATCTGTTTTTGTTGATAATGACGACAGAGTATATGCCGCACAAAAGAACTGGTATTCTGGAAAATTACAAAAAAGTGGCACCCATAATATTCCCACAAGCATAGAATTAGATTATGATTTTGGCTTGCTTATGGGATATTTTTTAGCAGAAGGAAATATAAGTTTTAATAAAAACAACCCAACTATGATTGAGACTGTCCATGCTAAACATGAAAAAGATTACGTAGATGATATTATCAAAATATCCGAAAAGATTTTTGGAGTTACACCTACAGTTAGGTTTAAAACCACTGGGGAAAAGACCAAAGAAGGTTGCTGGATTGTAAGAATCTGCAGTGCAATTGTAGCAAAATTATTTAGATGGTCGTTTTATCCTCAACAGAATTATTATAAATATCGCAAACAAATTCCAATATGGTGCTTAAATGCTACAAAAGATTTTAAAAATGGATTAATTGAAGGATACTATCGTGGAGATGGTCATTGGGATAGCACAAAGGTAATATCCTCATCAAAGAAAGTTATCTTAGAAAGACTACAGCTAATTGCATTTTCAATTGGAGAATTGGTTTCTATTGGACCGAAAGAAGAAAATGATTATCTTGGAAGATGGAGGGCAAGGTTTGTTAATAAAAATGCCACTAACCCTGCTTTAATACTAATCAACAACAGATTGTTCTCTGCTGTGCGATCAGTGGAAACAAAAACATATGATGATATAGTTTATGATTTTGAAGTAGACCACCCAGATCATTTATTTGTTGCGGGCACATTTCTTGTACATAACTCTAGTGCATATGAGGGCGGACGTATAGAATACTATAGGCCTCACTTTATGAAGCGTCTAGAATCTCGATCATATCAAAAAGGCATCTATGGCACTGAAGAAGAACGTTGGGATTATGACCCAATGCTTCATCCATTGAAAGCACTATTTGGTGATGACGATTGGAAGTACCATTATGAGCAGAAGCATCAATACGACAGACCAGCTCCATTAACTGGAACCTATGGAGAAGATATACCGTTTATAGGTCCACTGGTTGCTGCTACTGTTGGTAAGCTAATTAAACCTCGTAAACTTATACGTCCAGAAGAATGGATGCTTGATTCCGGAGAATATGTACACCGACCAGATCCTCGTGGAGAAACTGAACCATCATATCAGCTGGGTGGACTTGGACCTGGAGCACCAGTGTCGCCAGATGACACATCTCAACTGCTTAATGAACTAAACTATCGTAGGCGTGAGGCTGTTGGTTTAATAGGTTTCGCGGAAGGTGCTATTCAAAAATCCCTTACTGGTAGAGAAGAAGTGTTTCAGAATCTTCAAACTCTTGGTGTAATGGGAAAAGAAACTGGTTCAGAATATTGGCTGTGGAGTCATCTAAATGTTGGCGGTGCCATGGGTACATCTGAACCCATACGTAGGTTTATTCCACATACCAGAAGCTATCTAGAAGAATACAATCCACTTAAAAATGATATGCCTTCTTGGATGCCACAGAATTACTTCTTGGACTTTTCCTATGGTAATCCTTTCGATAAGATTAAAGAAGCAGAGATTAGACTTCCTGGTCCTGGATATGAAGCACTGCATCCAGAATTACAAGGCATGAGACCAGAAGAATATCCATTAGCACACAGGCTTAAAATACTTGGCGATGTCGCTATGTGGAGCAGTGAGTACAAAAATACTCTGTCTCAATCAAAACGTGACGTAGATAGACTAAGTGACCGAGAACGTCATATGGTCATGACCACAGAAGAGCAAGTTAGAAGTAAAAAAACTCGTAGGAAAATTACTGAATATAGATTCAGACCAGAGTTGTTACAAGAAGAACAAGTTACGGTAACCGATGTATTAGATCCGCGTACTATCAGGACTAAGGAATATGGGGATGCTCTTGTTGAGCTTCAAGGTGTTGGTACTATCACTAATATGGCAGATGCTATGTCTTATGCCAATCAGCGTTTACAGGGCAATAAGATCAATATCCAAACTCCTGTTATGGATTCACGCAAATATGACTTAACCGAACGTGGCAGTCGTATTAAGGCCGTAGCTATGATGGGTGATGTTGATTATGGACAAGAGTTGGCTAATCAACGTCTTGCTTCTGCCAAGGGACTTCGTGGTGAATTCGAACAACTTAGGTTTACTCCACAGGAACAATTAGCTGGTATGCTAAGTGAGTCTGCCCTACACAACATAGAGACTCCAATCGAGATGCTGACTCCTATGTCTCCAGCATCCAAGCTTATTAGACAACGTTCGGCCATAGAAGAATACATTGCCACTGAAGCTGTTGGCACAGGAAGTGCTTTCTGGGATAAGCCTATAGAAAACTTTATAAAGCCTGCAGCTGACATGACTCTTAATTCTCTTGGCTTTGATACTGTGCCTCAAAATATAAAGCAACGTCGTGATATCAATGAGTATTTCGATATGTTGTCTTGGACCAAATCTAAGAAGCTAGAAGATGTGGCTATAAGAGAACAAGACTCAGCAGGGATTCGGCAGCAACAGGAAATACAGAAGAAGACTATGTTTGGTGTCGATGCCTATGGATCTCCCACTGATGTTATGAGAGCATTGCCTCGTCGTGAAAGAGACTTCTTTGCTGCTTTCTCACAAGCCGCTACTCCTGAAGAGAGAGCAGAAATATCCAAATACATTCCAGAGAATGAGCAACGGGTATATACAGCACAATGGCTAAGACAAGAAGAAGCATCTTCTCGAGCGAAGAAGGAAGCTAATCTTGGTACGTTATATGACGATCAGATATTAGCTACTACTCAAATGATGAGGAAATCCGAAGGTTTCGGTATGACTCCTGAACTTGAAGAGATGTGGATGGAAGAGACTAACGGAGAAATACCTTTCGATGACTGGATTCGTCAGAAGAAAGCAGATGAGTATTTTGCTAGTCATTCCTTGCCAGGTGCAGATTGGTTAGGATGGCATCCGTCTGTCGATATGGATGATGTTAAGCTTAAATATGTAGAGATGAATGGTCTAGATCATCATGAATTTGATCTTTGGGGCACTCGTAAAGGAGCACTTGCTCGCAAACCATACATTAATAAAGACCTCATTAATCAAATGGGCCAACAAGCAGACTATGATAACATTGCTAAGTCACGGGCCAATGCCAAAGCAATTGCTAAATTTCATGGTTCCGAAGATACTAATGTTCAGTTATCCAATATAGGCGCTGATCTTCCACCACGATATGACATTGAAATTGTTGACAAAAGAGAAGATACAGTTAGACGTGCTTATCAAGAACTAGGAGCTTAGATATGGCTAAAAAATTTCCAGATAACGTAGAGTCAGGTTCGGACTTTTGGAGATATGGGGCAACAGCATCTGTAACTGGTGGTATTGGTTATGGTTTACATCGTGCTCATCCAGCAGTAAGGGCAGCCATGACTTCCGGTGTAAGAGATGTAGCTGGAGAAGTATCTGCTGAACTTAGAAGTCTTGGTAGGTTTAATGTTGCGCCAGCTAATAGGAGTGCAGCAACTGGTAGTGTTGGAGAAGATATTCTTAGAAATCTAGCAGCTTCTAGTAGCATGAAAACTGTCAAAACTGATATTGCAGCAGCCACCTATGAGGCTGCTCTAGCTGGCGGCAGATCAACACATACAGAGGCTTATGGAGCTTACCAACAAGTACTTAGCCAAACCTCAGTTCATAATGCATATGAGCATGCCAAGCAATCCTTAAACAAACTACAAGGAGATGTTGGTCTACTAACTAGTCGCATTGGTGACTTAGGACAAGGTGGCTTCTATGGTAGGACACTTGGACCACTTGGTGGAGACCTTCATGGAACGATGTTGTCTTCTGGAGGCTTTATTGGTGGACGTGAATCTGTTAGCCTTACTGGAGGGTTGCGCCAGAAAGCGTTAGGGATACAATCTCGTTTAGAATCAGCGGCTGCAAAAGCTGGCGGAAAAATAAAGTGGCAAGGTTACTACAATGTGGTCGATGTACTAGAAGGCCAAACTGTTACTACTCCAATGTTAAAAGGCAGTATAGGTGGAGAGTCATTGAATATACCTTTAAGGAATACTGGGTTATCTTATAGCGGCGAGAATCTAACAGCTAGATATGTCACTCGAGGTTCATTTGCAGCAAAAGGTGACAAGATAAAAGACTTTGGCACAACATATGTTGATGAATTAGAACAAGTTATTAGTTCTCAGAAGACTACAACTGGTATTAAAAATGCTGTTATCGATACTAACAATAAAATCATTAATACTATGCGTACTAGAGATGCAGCTCATAGATCTATGGCAATATGGAAAATGCCAGAACCCATGCTTACATCTGGTGGAAGAGTGAAGGCCAGAATGAATAGTATGGAGGCGGTATATTCAGGCGGTAGAATGACAGAAGGTATGCGTAGCGAAGTTATTGAAGAAGCACTTTCTGGCAAAGGCAGAAACTTATTTCCTATCGGCAGCCCAGAAACTGTTGCCAAGGGAACTTTTATTAAAGGTAATATAGCAGAAGAACTGTTCGGTCCTATAGGGCGACTTATGGGTGTGGAAGATCGCCCAACACAATTTATACGTGAAGAGTTTGGGGTAACTGCTGCTAGCAAACAACGAGCTGGTAAATTTCAAGGAGCTTTTGGACAGCACTTTGGTCGTCTTGACAGAAAAATACAGGGTGCCGGTTACAAACAATTACTATATGGAGGGGCAGACGTTACTTCCGCACAGGCATACTCGGCTCCTCAATTAACTACATTTTATGCGAATCCAAACGCATTGGAATCTGGCCCTCTTTCAGAAATTATGTCCGCTGAAGAGTTTGTGGTTTCTAATAAAGCATCTCCAATGATGGAATACGAACGTGTGGTTCAAAAGAAAGTATCTCTTAATAAAGACTTTAGGACCAATCAAGTTTTGTTGCGTTCTTTAGAGCAAAAGCCAGCAGGTGAACTAGTTAAAGGAGCGCCATTTGGTGCTGGTAGTTTTATAGGAATAGAACAGGGTACTGGTAAAGAAGTCTGGGGAACAGGTGCTGGTGGAGCAAAGGCAGAAGTAATCGGTGCCCAGCTAACCGGTAAGAACAAAGCCACTGTGTTCATGAGAGAAACACACAGGTTGTCACAAGATGAATGGTGGAAGGTTTTTAGTGAGGACACTAAGTTTATGGGTAGGGGGGCAAACAAACAAAGGATGGCAGAAGTTGCAAGAGCTGCTGGTGTTAATCCGATGGATATTGGACAGGACTTAGAAGCTGTTGTTAGCGGTAAATTAGTCCAGCGTAACAAGGGTGCACTGCTTACTCAGCAAATAGAAGCTATATCTATGCTCTCATCTAAGAAGATTGAACAAGGATCCTTAACTCTTAGAAAACGTCTTCTAGCAAAAGAATTCATGGAGGATCCTTCCAGATATCTTAAGCTTGACAGTTTAATGGGTGAAGGTATGGCAGATGCTGAATTCCAGATTCAAAAAAATATGGTAGCTTTAACTAAAAAGTTTGGTTTTAAACATAAAGAGATGGCTATGACTTTTGGTTTATGGGACTCTCGTACACTGAAAGCATTAGTAGATGAGGGAAGTCTAGATGTTCGACAAGCTGCACAGATTCGCTACTCTCCTGGTGTAGTTGGACTATCCAAAATGAGACTTGGGGATTTAGCTTCTGAGGGTGGAGCTGGAAACTTAGCCAAATTTGATCAGTCGGGTTTCAGACTACTGGCAATGAAAGACGAAGAAGGAAAAAGATTTGCTGCTGAGATGTCTACTCGCTTACTAGGTAAAGATGAACTGTCTCCAGCTAACCGTATGGAGGCCAGCATATTAAATCGAACTGGGATGAAAGAGCGTATTAGTCAAATGATGGGCATGGCTCCTACTGACGAGAGAACATTACGACAAATGGCAGAAGGCGATTTACTTAAAGCTCAAGGCAGGTATGTTAATTTAGGTCAAAAGATAGAAGCTTTCGGTGGAGCATCACAAATATATGTGCCCGGCATAGAAGAAGCAGAGGGACTAATAGGTCCTAAGATATACAAGGGTGAAAAGTTTCCTTCTGATATTGCCAAGGGTTTAGAAAACATGCGTCGTGTTATGCAGACTGGTGGAGCCACAGAAGAGATAGAAGCTTCAGCTTTAGCGCTTAGACGGTCTATTGTACAACAAACTGAACAACAGGCATCTGCTACTGGCCGAGTAGCTGGCTCTAGATATCTTACTGGTATCCGCCAAACAGCTGCAGAGACTGCTAAGTCAAATGCTTCAGTTGGTATCTCTAAGGGATCAGCTACCAGTATGTTTGATGATCTTATTTCTCGAGCGGCAACACATGACCAAAAACTATATCTATCTGACCAGAAACGTAAACTAATAGATGAGAGCCAACAATTGATAGGTGGCATGTGGAGACATCCTACTACTGGTCCTGAAAGCTTTCAATTCATTAACTATCATGTAGATCATAACTTGTCTGATAAGATGGTTTCTGTGCCACGCCAAATGGGTAAGTTTGCTCTTGAAGGTATGGATGCAAAAGATGTAGACATATCTTCTATGGTGGGTATGAAAGGTGACTTCGATAATGATAAGTTTAGTATCGCAGCTATATCAGATCGCGATACAGTTAATAGATTAAAAAACAAGATGAGTCATGGAGCACAGGGAGATTACACTAAGTATTTATTCAATCACTATGCTATGAAAGATATGATTGATGGACGAAAGGGCACAGTAAAGAACTTAGTAGACCTTAGTCGCCAAGAAGCTTTAGAGGTGGGTGCTCGTAACTTAACAGCTGCAAAGATAGCTACTCCTGAAGTTAATACGGCATTACAGAAATTGAAATTAGGCTTACAATATTCGGCTCCTAAGGAGTACAGGCCTATGGCTGAGTTGTTTTGGCACTTAGAAGAGGCTGCTATCAGTGGTAAGCATGGGGCACAACAGAGTTCCTTGTACCAAAACATTGCTCATGCTGTAAGAAGTAAAGATACCGCTACTATGGAAGGTGTCATCAAGCAACTTATGGGCGAACAAAGCCTTGAGGTTTCCGGAAAGATAACTAGCCCAACAGGTGATTTGGTATCACAAACTATGAAATATAGCCCTAAGCGTTGGGCTGAGCAAGCTATCCAATCTGCGTCAGTTGTGGGAGAAGACGTAGAAGCGGCATATAGATCCGCTCGAGCAGTAAAAGGTTCAGTATCTGGGAATTTCTATGACTTAGTTGAATCATCTTTTAAACGCAGAACTGGATCTCTAGATGTAGCACAGTCAGTTATGCACTCTAAAACCTATGGAATGCCTGGATTTACTGAAACTACTAATAGGGTTTTGCGTCAAGCTTCCGCTAAAAGTCGATCAATATTAGGTGGTTTGCAGAAAGCCAAGGGTCCAGCTCTTATCGGTGCCGCTATTGCTGGTGGCTTAATGCTAGCTGCTCCATCTATCTCTGGTGCTATCAATGCTCCAATGGAGGGGGTCGCTGGTGGAAGGAATCTCAGCCACAATGATTTAGGTCCTCCAGCTGGTGCTGGGATGAGTGTTCCTCCACCTAGAATCATGTCTTCTCCTAAAGCCTATGATATGAGTGGAATTAAGATGTCATCTCGTGCTAAAATCAGAATGACAATGCCTGATGCTAATAGTGCTAGTAATAATTTTATGAAGCATGCCGGTACTTTAGCCAGTGGCGGCAATGTAAGGATACACACCACAGACGACAGAAGTGCTCTGAGTCCACATAGATTAGCAAATAAGATTCACGAGAGGCTTTAATTTATGGCCGACGAAAATAAAAAAACTAACTTAGATGATTCTTTCTTTCAGAATTTACCTTCGAATATTCATTGGATTCCAGATACTGAATATGCTCAATCTGTCGATGAGTCTATTGAGATTGTTGAACATCCACCACTTCATCAGCGAGATACTCTTAAAGGATTATTTCCAGATGATTTCTTAATAATCAATGACATTATTCTGGCAGACGTTCCTACTTCTGCTATATCAATTGAATCAACTAACGATGTTTTTGTTGCCGAGACACTTCGTTCTAGTTCTCCAGTAGTTAGCACTAAAGGCAACCAGAGTGTTACACTTAATATATCTTTGGTGTTTCCTCCAGGTGGGGACACACAATCAAGCAAATTACGCAGACTGGTTTCTGAACTTCAGTATCATCCACTAGTATATATCTATAACGGCAAGATACGAAAAGCCCTAAACATTGAAGATGCTTCAAGTAATATAATATTTATTTTTGAAACTGGCACCTTAAGAAGTGACAGTGAACATGTTGGCTCTATTATTCTAGATATGACACTTCACTATTTTAACTACAAGCCATTTTCAAATCACTTTTGGTATAACACTAATCTTCCGTGGAACGTAAACGACCCAAAACAACGAGAAGTTGCTAGACCAAAAGAACTATCTCTTACAGATCTAACATCATATGAAACATCTTCTTTCTCTTTAGATTATGAAGCCGAAAAACTATTTGAGGATTTACAGTCTGGCGCAATTAATATAAACCCCAATAGTCCCAATGTACCTGTTAATATGCCGTTGGCTTCTGAGGCATGGATGTACTATGCTCGGCACATGTATTCTAACACTTGGGATATTCCAGAGTACCCTGGCGACTATGTTGGCATAGAGCTTAGGCGATATGAGCAGCGGACTCCCAAGAAAAGCTCTCAGCGTGCTGGGGCAGGAGTACTGTCAGATATATTCAGGAGTATTGAAGATAGTGATTTGCGTAAAGTTCATCCGGTCTATAAATTAAGAGCACCTATGGTGCATGAAGAGGGAACTGTTGCTAGTGAAAGAGAAGCAGAAAGATCTCAAAGTACACCCAAAACTAAAGATGGAAGGATACCTGTTACTTTTCAAAATGCTAATTCAGGGCAGGAAGCCACGCGACAATTAATAGATAGCGATGGTAAGATTATTGCTGAGTCTCATTATAAATTCTCTGAGATATGTTACAAACCAAAACAAAAACAGACCTATAAAGATAAAGGCATATTAGTAGATGCTGAATTGATTTATATGGTTCAGAAAGTTGTTGACAGATTTCCCGAGAAAAAACTAACTATCTTTTCTGGTATTCGTGGTTATGGCAAAGGCAAGCATAGACATGCTATGGCCAAAGCAATAGATTTTAGTGTTAAGGGTGTTTCTAATAAAGAACTTTTTACTTTTATTGCGACGACATTCAAAGCAGGAGGCGCTGGTTGGTATCCAAATAATCATCCGTCTGGTGGGTCGCATTTTGTACACATGGACTCGGATACATCTGAAGGCATGAGACTATGGGCAGATGAATCTGGTAGAGGCAAGGATTCTGCTTATAATAAAAACAACGAAGTGCTTGTTAATGCTAGACGCATCAGAAGAACTCCTTCTGTTAATAGTGAGAAGGACATACAAGAAGAGGCAATTCACCTAAAAGAAGCAGAGCTGGAATTTTCTGAAGAATCTTCTGAGTTATATGATTCTGACTTTGATCCAAATCCTCAGACTATTGATACTCAGCCTGATGAAATAGTTAAAGAAGATTACAGGAAAGCCTTAGATCGAGCTAACTGGATTTCAGATATAAGAAGAGCAGAAGGACTTGAGTATTACTCAGAAGATATTAAGTTGCGCAATATCTTTTATAAAGATAAGCATGTGTATATATCTAGCGAACCAATTGCTCGTGATATAGTTGCTAGAGACGAAGTGTTTGCTGCAAAAAATATGGTCACATCTGCTATCTCGGTTACATTTGGTAACAGAATTGTTCCGCATAAGTTACTTGGTCAAGATAGGTCTACTTGGCAATTTCTAGGAGCAGGCAATAAGACTGGTACGTTGGTATTTACATTTGCGGGAGAAGAAGGACGAGAATCTTCTGACAATGTTAAAAAGCTTATATATGAATCGCGTGACAACGCAAAGCTATTTGGTAGTCTTATCCAAGAAGCTGGCTCCATTAAACTTAGCTGGAACAGCCCAGACAATAGCAGATCCACGAATAGTATTCTGGCCTTGTTGGCATCAAAAGATAGCGACAAACCAGAAAGAAAACTAAATGTTATTGTTACAGACTTTAGCGAACAAAGTGACCCTAGTGGATCTGACAAACACCAGCTTGTAGTTAATTTTATAGTACAAAATTTTGCTAAAGAAGGACTGGATAGAAATGTCATTACTTCGCTCGAGCAAAAGAAAATAATTATTAGAACTATTATGGATCAGTTTATTGTATCTGGGCATATAGATGCTGTTAGTTCGCCAGTACAACTCTATGCTAATAGAAATGATGATCTTAAAAGCAACAGGGACTACTGGGTTATTGCACCTAATCCTGAATATATTGTATATAGGAATCGCAAAGAAGTAGAGCACGAAGCTGCATTTCAGCACCATACTGGCACACAGGTGGCAGGTCAGGGGCGCCCCTATAAAACTAGCAATGTCAGGCTGCCAGGTTGGCTTCTCCCAATTATTATTCAAGCAGCTGAAATAACTAATGAATCCAACAAAGAACTTCCTCGAGGATACGGCAAACGATTGTTTGATGAGTTTGGGGCAGGACACCATATGCTTGGCTATCAATATTATGGCACTGCAGAAGATACAAGAGAGCAGGAAAGAAAAGCTGCCAGAGTATTCAATAGATGGACTGACGACATGGATGGTCTAGTTAAACAGGTTATTGCTAATAGTATGTCAAAAGATTTTAGTAAGTATTTTGGCAATATTAATAATGATATTATCGAAGCCCTAACTGCTCAAATAAGTGAGTGTTATCAAGATATGGATTTGCCATCAGTGCCAAATGGCAATATTCCTCTTGGTCCAGATTTCTATGTATATGACGATTCACATGAGGATCCTGCATTAAGTAGTTTTACAGATGATTATAAGATGGAGCAATTTCTAATGCAGCATATCAGTAATGAAAGAGCTTCTGTTAGACACTATATGGAAGATACTTTACTTGGCGGCTCCTATGCTTCTAGAAGCCTTCCAAGAATCATGGAGAATAGAAAATATCATATGGAGCAATTAGGTGGAGCGTCACGAGATCAAGGTGAAATTAAGTTTATGAACTTCGGTCAAATGATGGCAGAAGGCACCCAAACTTGGGAACCTGTATTTTATAGATCTAAAGATGAGGTTTATCAAAAGGGCAAGACTAAAGAATGGGTTAATAGAATATCTGATGGCGATGAAACAAATACTCGTAAAACATTTTTTCAAAAATTAATTTCTTTAAGTCCTTACATTGGAGGAAAATCTCGTCATTGGGTTAGTGGAGGGAACCAACCTGATGATCTAGAAGAACTAGTATATGATATATATGATGACAATTGGAATAAAACAGCTTTTGGTCCTAATCAAGATTACAAGTATGTTGACAGTGTAGTGACAGATGGCACTCCTTTTACTGCAGGAGCTGAACAAGCAAGAGAAGAAGTCAAAAAGACCAATGAAGAGTTAGATAGAGAAAGACTTAAAAATAATAAACAGTTAAAAGATCTTGTTTCGAATCAAGCTCTTACAGAAGATGGAGCCATTACTTTCGGAAATAATAAAGCAGAACAAGAAGCTCTGGAATCCAAAGGCAGATGGAGTTCTTTGTTAGATGAAGTTGGGGAACAAGTCGGCGACGTTGCCTATTCTGCCTTGTCTTCTCTTGCTAGTGGACTGGCACCAATACTTGGATTGGCTAAGCTTGTCGCTCCTATAGAAGCACTAGTGCGCTCGAGGAAAGAGATATCTAGTCTGTTGTCTTCTATGGATCACACTGAAGCAATACAACTGTTTGATGAAAACATAGAAGACAAGACACGAGCACGAGCAGCAGCTGGTATTGGTGTAGGCACTAAGACTAAAGATCTTAGTATTCGTCGTGCCTTTCCAACATTTAAAATATACTTTATAGAAGACGACGAAGAAGGGTCTGACATTATTCATGGTAGATCTGTCAAGGCATTTGATGATTTTTATTCTTCTTCTGCCGTACAAGAAATACACGTTATACGGAGTCGCAAAGTAGCTTCTAATCTGGCTGTATTAAGAATCACTAATGTTGGCGGCAAATTACTACGAAAACGTTTTGGAGAAAAATCTCAGTACCAAAAAGATTACAATGCAAAATATGGCATTGAAGCTGAATATGAGACTGGACTATTTGCTGATACCGAGAAGGAAAATCCTTTTGAAAGTATGATTTTACAAGATGGGGTTAAAGTACAAATACGTCTTGGGTACACTAGCAATCCAGATCATTTAGAAACCGTATTCCTTGGTAGTATAGTAGAAATATCCACACAGGAAGATGGTAGAATATTAGAAATTACTTGTCAGGGTTTTGGGGCAGAGCTAGAAGGTGTAGAGCTTGGTCCTCTAGAAGACGGCCCGGTCTTTTACTCGTCTCAACAAGCCCTTGCTGGTTCAATCATACAAGATAGCATTGTTAATTTTGGTCGTCGGAATAAGGTTAATCGTTTTAATGCTGCTGAAATGAGACATCAATTTACTGGTGGCTCTGGCAGTGGGTTTCTAAGTAATGCGTCACCAGCTTCATTCTTTGCGGAATGGGCCAAGTCACGTCAGACAAGACAGATGTTTAAATATCCATTTCTTAATTACCCGCAAGATGACAATATTTATGCTCCCCCTCCACATGTCTACACTGAGACTTGGGATAGATTCTGGAATAATGCATGTACTTACCGTCCATTAAAGCAAACTCCATGGCAGATATTCAAGGAGCATGAACTTAGACATCCTGGATACATTTCCTTAGCTGTTCCATATGGACATTCTTCTCGTATGACAATGTTCTTTGGTGCTAAGTCTCAGCATTATTGGGCTCACCCTCCAAGCAACCTGGAAATATTCTTATCTGAAAGAGCATCAGAAGAGATAGTTAGACTCAGAGGTCTCAGTGCCAAAAAGCTTCATAGCGTAGAGTTCAGACAAGAACTCGTAGCAATAGCAAAACAAGATACAGGTTTAGCAAATGCTATTATTAAAGGCATTTCGTCTTTCTCTCGTCCTATGGATGCTAGTTTTCAGCTAGGTAAAATGTTTGGTAGATATCGTCCATTTAGAAACTTTCATTATTTTGATTCGAGTCACCATATTCTAAAAAATAACATTAGAACTAGTCGTGATGGTACCTTTAATGAAGTAGAAGTGTTATATTTTAACAATGAAAATGATATCGAAGAAGGTAACCCAGATGAATTACTATCTAATATTGAGGAACTTACTAGAGGCGAAGCAGAATCTATGGCCTGTCAGCTAGACGAAAATATCCCTGAAGAATATATTAATTCGTATCGCGAAGAATTCCCTTCTTGTATTACAGACACTATGGCCAGACGATATGTACAAGGTTTATTTGCTAGGTTACTAAGAGATTGCTACAAAGGGGAACTTTGTGTTCTCGGCGAACCAACACTTAAGCCATATGACGTATGCATGTTAAATGATTCAAGTATTAATATGACTGGCCCTATAGAGGTAGAACAGGTAGAGCATATATTTAATAGAGATCATGGATTTATTTCGATTATTACTCCTGACTTATGTATAGATGTAAATGATTATTATACTGCTAGTACATTAAGCCTAACAGCAGCAAGTATGGCCTATGCATTTGGTTTAAATGACCCGTCTAGTGCAATGGCTATAGCATCCTTTGCTTCTCCTATGATGGCATTAGGTTGGATGGCTGGTGTTAAGCTGATTAAGTACACGCAAGATGGTGTGCCAGTTGTAGCTACACCCCTAGTCTTAAATGGTAAGCCTCTTATAAGTGTGTCGATGGGTCAGAAACGTGGTTCACTGTGGGCCTCTTGGCATGGTCAGTGGAACCAATATTGGGACGACCTGTCTAATGCTTGGGAGAAGTTTGATATTGCTGAGTCATTCTTTGATACTGCATTAAGTATTTCAGAAAATGTTTTTAGTCTAGCTGGCGCTCCTGTAGGGGACTCTATACAGCAATTCGAAGAATAAGGGAGATCTATTATGCCAAGGAAATTTGGAGGAAACAGTCCACTCGGATCAGCTCTCAATGAAGCTGGCAGCAAACAAGAGGGTTTGCGAGTTAGACGTGTTAGTTATAAAACAGGTCAGATTGTTGCTTTCGGATATGAATCTTCTAATGAAGACGGAAAGAAAACAGCTCAGCCTACTACTGATCCAAGACTTCCAGGACTATATATCTTCTCGGTCAAGTTGTCAGATGGTACCATAACCGGCTTACTACCACTTGTTGGCAAGGCTTTGGACCATGCTGGAAACAAAGGCAGACCTAACGACTTACTAGGAGAGTTCTGTCTGATTGTATTTGAGGGTCCCACTATAAATAATGGCCGCATACTTAACATTGTCGATGACAAAAGTGATACAGACAAAGTTGCAAGAAGTAATGAGGTTCCTATTACTGGGGCAGCATTCGCCCCACCAGGCTCAGGTTTGATATAATACACAAGAGGAGTTTATACTATGGCGATTAAAACATTTAAGGCAGACGATGCAGGTGAGTCAGGTTTTGTAGCCGCTAAGAATGCGACTAGAATGAATGGCAACAAAGACAACTATGTAATGGCTGACGATAAGGGTATTTGGATTAACGGTCCGGTTAGCTTTATCAGCGGATCAGGACAGATTCGATTTGGCGGATTATGGGTAATGAACAATGAGCTTTCTCTTACGCTGCCTTCTACCATGGCGACTCCAACACCAGTTATGACTATAAATCCTCCTATTGGACAATTAGCATCTCTTATAAAAGATTCAGTGGTTATGATTTCATTGCTTGGTGCTTTCGCAGGTGGGTTTTAGATGGCTCAAGTGTATGATAAAGTAGATTGTTTATGGACTTCACTAGGCGACTTTATGATCGGTGAGGGCGATATTTTAACAACTGAGTATGATCCGTTAAGATCTTTAGCTCAGGAAGTAATAACTCGTATTGAGTCCGACCAAAGCGACTGGGTAGTATTTCCTACTGTCGGTTCTAATCTAAGAGATTTTGTTGGAGAATCTAACAATCCATATACTGCAGAATCTATTAAAACCAGAATACATGGTGCTCTTACTCGAGATGGATTCATTAACAATAGAGATATTACAATACAATTAATGCCAATAGATCGCGATAAGCTTATGATTCGTTTGTCTATTCGTGTAGCTCCAACTGCTATTAACGGTAATTCTCAAACGCTAGTAATTAATTCAATATATAGTTATTCAGATAACAACGTGTACTTTTTAACATAGAGGTGTAGACTAATGCCATTTTTTCCACGAGAAGCAAAAGATATAGTTTCGGAATCACTACAAAGGATGAGCCGTCAAACTAATATCACTCAGTTGACACCTGGAGGCAAGGCACGTTTCTTCTTGTCTACTGTGTCTGAAGAGCAAGAGAGACAACAAACATTGTTTGATAGCAATCTGCTCCAGCCATATATTAAATATTCCGATGGTAAGTTGTTGGATTTCTTTGGTGACATGTTAAAGCTACCACGCATAGAAGCTACTCATGCAGAAGTCACTAGTAATAATTTTATGTTCTATGTGCAATCTGGGGTGTTTGGCGACATTAACGGCGGGTCAGCATTTACATTACCAGCTAGCACTGCAATAACAACTGTCCCCTTTCAGGGAAATGTTTTTACTCCAGGTCTAGAAAGCCAACCTGCAATTGGATACAAAACTCTTCAGTCTGTTGTTTGTCAACCTAATAGTTCATTTATATACATTCCTATTCGTGCAGACATTGAAGGAGAGGCTTCTTCTTTGCCGCGCAATACACTATCCCTACATACGTTTACTGGATATTCTTTATCAAGCAGAAGCTTATTAAAGTGTACTAATAGGTTTGCTATTGATAGTGGAGTAGACAGGGAACGTGACGACTCATATAGATTCAGGCTGTCTAATTTATTTGCGGCTAGGAATCAAGCTATCTATGCAAGTGTCCGTTTGGCTGCACTAAGTGTTCCTGGTGTGGCAGATGTAACATTAATAAATGCAGAACAGGGTCCTGGTACGTTTGGTTTATACATCCGAAGCATCACCCCATCAGTCAGTCCATCTTTAGTTAATGCAGTTTCTACAGCTGTTGGTGAAGTGGTCGGTTATGGTATAAGACCATTTGTATCTGCAGCTAAAACTTTGGGTCTAGAATTAGTTACTGCAGTTAATTGGTCTTCACGAAGTACCACTGAAGAAATATCTGCTGGCTATGCAGCTATGCGTAATATTGTAGAAGATACTATTAACGGACTTGGAAATGGCGAACCATTAGATCTAGACGAACTAGTGGTCGCTATGTTAGGTGCAGCACCAGGAGCTTTGAGTATTGGCAGGAATACTCCTAATAAGTTTGAGGAAGCGTACCTGTATCGCACATCACAAAGTAGTAGTGACACAACTCGCAATCGCGTATTGTCAGGTGTACTTAGTCCCCTGTATAACGAAAGACTTCTTCTGGAAACTTCGACACGCTATAAGGGCATACAGTTTATTACGTTTTAAGGAGTAGATTATGTCAACATTAGGAACTTGGCCACAAGACATTTATTACCTTTCTTGGATGACACAGCGTCTAGCCAATCGTGCTCCGGAATGGACTAAAGCTCGTATGTGGTCATGGTCTACACTGCAACAGATGCTTAATCCTATAGGGGCAGATCTCGAACGTGTCCATAAACAATTAGTTGAAGAACGCAATAATATATTCCTTAGTTCAACTGATATTAATCTGATTGACAGATTGTATTCTGTAGAACTTGGTGTTGGCATGGAGTTTACCAACAATGGAGAACATGATGGCATCCCTGTGTTTGAGCAACCAACAGTTTATGCCGATATAAGTGATGTTGAATATCAGCTTACTATTGCCGCTAATAATGATATAGAATCATTAAGTTATACTACTATTCCATCTAGACTAACAGATGGATCTGAATCATATGAATATGTCGAGGTTATCCCGCGCACAGACATACAAGACTTGTCGTCTACTACACCAAATGACATTGTAATCAATGGACACTTATATATCACTATACGAGACAATAGTACTTGGGAACTTAGAGCCAGAAATAACATTTACTATAGTAAAGTGTATATTAGAGGTATCACTCGTAAGGGTACCGAGGTAGAAGAAGCTGTTCCAATAAGATTCAATGGTACTTTTAAAACTATTAATCAATGGCAATCTGTGACCCAAGTATTTGTTAGCTATATGGATGACACAGCTCAAATTACTGTCGAGTCGTTTCCTTATGACCGCACATCACAACTAGACACATACAACCTTGTTATACCAAATACCAGTTTGGAATCATGGAGATTTCTAAGATTTGGTTCTAAAGTCTGGGGAAGCACTTTGGTATCCGAAGGATTTACTACAAACAACTTTGATGTTATCCGTCAAGGATACGATGATCTTGACTATGAATATGAAATAGAATTACATGATGCCGATAGTCTACCACTAACTTTAACTGCCATGACACTTAAACCAAACACCAACTATATGTTTGCAATTGACAGCACGAATCTATACATATACAACACTAGGTTGCCTTATCCAGATCTCACAGTTCTGGAATCTGATCACCCAGACACTAAAATGAGTCTTTATTCAGATCGATGGATATATTCACGCGATGATATTGTTTCTATTAAAACAGATATAAAGGATGTCTCTGTTGTTCCATGGAAACTTCGTTGGGGTATTAAGGATCCTGACGGGCAGGAGTATTACCTGGATATTGATGGAACTAAAGTGGCTACTACTGTAAATGCATGGATTGATAACGACAACTGGGAATCTGGTATTTGGTCAGAAGTAATAATGGAATTACTAATTCAACAGACAGGAACACACCAGGTGACTTTGGAATGTTTGTATTCTGATGACCGCGCACCAGATAGAGAATATACACTAACTACCAGATTTATATTTTATGTACCAGTAGCAATACCAGAGACTGTTATCCCTTTACCAGCTGCACTACAAAGTTCTAGCGATTTGTCCTTTGACTCTGATGGTAAACTATGGTTTCTATCTGGTTCTGATGTATTGCTTGGAAATGTCTATTATGATTACTATTTAGTAGACTATGATCGTAATAAAATTTGGTTGCGAGAGAATTATTCTTCTGTTAGGGTTGTTATATGATAAGCAAATACTTAATAGACTGGAGACGTATATAATGGCTGGACGTTCATTTCATGGATTCTCATTCTATGTCAACCTGCCTGTACAAGTAGTGGCAACGCCACAAGTACGTAATGTTGTTAATAATTTTGACTATCATGGTGATCTGGTTTCTCTGAAGCGGATTCATGGTGAGTCTAATGTCGATTACCGTAATAGGTTATTCGATGTTTCTGTCCATCCTGGAGGTCCACTGTATGAAGGAGTCGTTAATTCGATAGCCAGAGATCTTGGATTCCTAAGGACACCTTCTCTGCTCATATCATTATCTGACAATAGTGCTGGTGACCCTGTGGCTCCTAATCCAAGAGTCAATATATTAGCCAACAAAGTTGTGCTGTATAGTGACTGGAGACCTGATGGTACTGCAGTTATTGATCGCGAGATTAGAACTTATCAACTGGATGATACTGGTTATTATTTAGATGATCTAGCTGCGGCAATCAACCAATCATCTTATTTTACTGCATCTTTGATAGGGACAATTAGATCAAACACACTGTCATCTACCATGGTTAGAGACACTTCGAACTTGGTGATACATCAAGAATATGTACGTTCTGATAAACTTTTAATACTTGATAATACCAATATAATACAGAATAGTTTACTGTTCTTTGAAAAGAAAATTTTCGAGACAGAAGTACTTATAACACCTGCATCAGACGGTGAATATGTGGTAGACTATGTTAACGGAGAAGTCGAGAGTTATTTGTATCCTTCAGGCCAAAGCTATTGTTCTTATTATACAGCTCAATTTCCTATGACTATAGATACTGTTCCAGTTCAGGTTTTTACATTTCAGGATTCAGACTTCCAATATGAACTCTTTCATCATGAAACTTTAGATTCTGGAGAAGTCAATGCACTTCCTAATGCTGAAGGTTCAGAAATCTACCATCAGCTCTTTATGCTCTCTAAGGTTTTCTGGGGCGAATAATCATGGCAGTAACTAGACCAAGTGTTAATTTCTCTACTAGACAAGTCGTCTATCATCGCGAAAGTACTAAGCCTTATGTCGGATTTCAAAATGAAGGTGACTTACCAGGTGGATGGCAGTTTGATATAAAACGATGGTGCAGTCCATTTGACCTAAGACTACCTAATCTTCCACGACTAGCCGATCAGTCAACACAAGGAGTGTCTGAATCTCAGTACTTTAAGTCTGGCGTAGGGTCAGTAAAAGATGGAGATGTATGTGTAAGTAGTATAAATGAACTCTTTCGTGACCATGAAAGAAGTTGGATCCCTATCATTAGGCACGGCCAGTATTACCGATATAAGACTCCATGGCATTTGTATGGCGATAATAGTCGAGTGCAATATGTTGATTCTGCCAACAATAGAAGTGGGCGTAATTATGTAGAGCTAACAGTGGAACCAGACATGTCGTCTCCTATTTTGGCGGCATCATTCAGAAGGCCTTCTAATACTCAAACTCCAGCTTATTATATATTTGTTAATCAGACATATGAGTTTTCTGGTAGTTTTGTGTCCGAGGTAGAACAAGAAACTGTATCTGCTGCTGGCAAAATTGACTGGTCTAATGTAGATATCAACAAGAAAGAATTTATAGTAGACAATACGATAGACGAAACAACTGCCTTGATATTTAATCGTAATTATATTGAGACAGTTGGAGTTGTACCGACAGTGTATCAAGACCTGGCAGCTAGTGAAGTGTTAGGCTTATCTAGTGGCTCTGCCTATCAAGTGTTTAGGCTTAGTCGGTTTCCTGTATTGGCTGATAGTTCTTTCCATCTTTATGTAGCTGACGTCTCTACTTGGGTAGAATGGACTAGAGTAGATACTTGGTTTGAATTACTTAACTCCACTGCCCAAACAAGATATTTTGTTGATAAAGACTTGGGTATTGTATATTTAGGATCTAGTGCAAATGGAGGAATACCCCCACTTGGCACATCTATTGTCGCAAGTTACAGTGTCACACTTCGCATAGAGTATGAAGAAGCAGAAAGAGACACTAGTATTTCTGCATGGTTAGCAGATGTTAGTCCCGTAACACAGAATATAAATCAAGGATTTGTTTGTATTACTCATGACCAACTAGAAGCCGCAATAATAACTTTGAATATCGACAAAGCAATGGTGCCTTTTACTTCTAGTCCACGTGAATATGGCCCTATCTATGCTGGTGCTGATTATGCTGTTTTGAAAGCAACCGTTACTAGTATTTCTGGAGTTCCTGTTCCTGGTATAGAAGTTGGTTTTACTATGTCGCCCAGTGATATAGGTTACCTGTCAGGTGCCTCCGTGTCATCGTCAGTAAGCACTGGTGATGGTGAAGCTTTTACTTCTTATCAGCCGCCAACATCTGCTGACGATTTAGGTTTTTATACTACTATAGTTAGAGCCTCTACTAATCCTTACTATCCCGCGCATAAAGATGTAATCATCAATATGACAGAGACTGGTCTAGAAGGCAAAGAATCAGAAGTTTATTTATATCAAATACTTAAAGATGATGTTTTACTTGGGTATGATACATTAGATGACTGGATCTCTTATAATTTAGATACACCAGCATGGGTAACAGATGCCACTACTTACGCACAATGGAAATCTGAAATAACCATAGAGAATGACCTTAAAGAATGGGAAGGTGTCCAGGCTGATGGTTCTATTGTCGGTCGTAAAGTCGTAACTTATATGTTGGACTCAACAACTGAGAATACAGATGCAGCTGCTAGGCATCCTGCCACTGGAGATCTTGGTGCTGTTGTACCAGTTAGACCACTGTTGGTAGAGCAAATTGACGATGCTACCGATGCTTATAATGGTAAGTGGAGAGCTATCTATCCAGAAGATGCTGTTCCAGATTGTAGCCCCACTGATTCTGATAATAACGTTGGTGGATATTGGTTAATTTCTACAAGGTTGGTTACCTTCCAGGCTCACTGTGTAAGCCCATATTATAACCGCGTAATTTATAGCAATGAAATGGTTGCTAGAGTATCTCTACCTGATTATTTACTTGGTGAATATGTAAATGATTATCTAGAGAAAGTTCCATTTGGATGGAAGATTGCTACTGATACAGACAACGTAGCAGCTGGAATCGATGGAGCTACATTTATTACTGTCAACCCACACTCGGGACCTTATCGTATTGTTGATCTAGTTAACAGTACAACAAGTACAGAATGGGCAGACGCTCCATTCAGGAGCCTGGGATTTCAATTTGGTTTTGCTCCTCTGTGGTTAGCTTCTACAAGCTACTCAATAGGAGATTTTGTTTTGTCTACCGCTGACGGATTATATGAGTGTACGACTGCTGGCACTAGTAATATCGCTGAGCCAACATGGGATACTGATACTGGTGATACTACTGCCGATAACACTGCAGTATGGACAAAGGTATAAGGAGGAAATATGTCAACAGATCAAATGCAGGATGTTTTTCCAGTAGCTTTTGATTATAAGAAGGGCGAGCAGCCAACTTCAACAAAGTTATCTGGTGGAGTAAAACAAACTGACAATGCATTCTCTAGAATGACTAGAGCCATTGGGGATCCATGGGAATACTCTGCTCACTCAGGTATTGGTGGAGCATATTATTTAAGCCCAAGTAGACTTGCACAAACAAGCTTAGCTAGGTTTAGTGGGCCATCAGAGTTTGTCTCACCTCGAGGAGCATCATTTCAAGAAGCTGTCACCAGTACTCTTTCTGTTGTCTTGCAGTCCTACAGGAATACATGGAATGTAGGTTTCCCATTAGTGTCTTTGTCTGCTGATAGATTACCGTCAGATACTGGCTTGACTAGTGTTCAAAAACTAGTATGGGCTGTAGATATTTCAGCCCTTATCGATCTTGGTGGTCATTTTGTCACAGAAGTAGCATCTGCAATTCTAGTACATTCACATGGAGATTTTTTTATAGACTATTACACTGGTGATATTACGACATGTAGAGAAATCACTTCTCCTATTATGCTGAGTATTGACAATATACATATGTTGGGTCC